TATTGAATTGCCTTTTGGATTATTTTGTATTGATCACTGTGCAAATGATTAATACGTGTTAAGTATTCATCTATGCCATGTAACCAATGATGTTTTTCTAATCCTGCCAATTTCATATTCTCCTGTATACTATGTATTATAGCACTTATAGCTGTTTTGTCAACCTGTATTGGCAAAGGTGAACGGATTCGAACCGCTAATTTTGGATTTGGAATCCAACGTGTTACCATTAACACTACACCCCTATAAACTTCAAAAAAAAGCCCTGTAACATTTCTACTACAGGGCTTGCTTAAATAACTTTTTAAAAAGTCATATCAAGACATACCCCTATAAAGGCACCAATATAATTTTTGTTGTATTTGTCTTAACATGTTTTTATTTATCTCTTTAAATTGGTACACCCTAGGAGAATTGAACTCCTCTTGCACGGATGAAAACCGTGTGTCCTAACCGATAGACGAAGGGTGCATTAATTTATATAACTACTATACATTATATTACACAACTTGTCAAGTGTTTTTTAAAAGTTTTTTGTAACTTCGTGAGCTGTTGCAATTGGTCTTGTTTCAAGTGCTTTTACACTACATGACATTGCACACCGATTTACTTTATCTTTGCTACCACACCCGATTGGATTATTCCAAGACTCTACTAAATCATTTTTATATAACTCTGAATCTAATATTTCTTCTACTGTGTGCTTAGTGAGCAAATTAAAATCTTCTCCATACACCCCAAATATTCTTTTTTTAAATTCATCATACAACGTAGGTCCCATGTATTGCACATTTCCAAAATAACAACATGGCCATAATCTACTATCGTACGAAACATGAAACATATCATCTTCCTTGTTCATACAACTAATTTTGTAACCATTGAATTTGTTAGCATTAATGCCTAGTTTAGACTTTCCCCCATTTTGTTGTATTTTTCGGATTTCGTTTAATCCATCTTCGCTTACTCCACTTCTGTCATTACGAGTTTTAAATTCTGCAAAGCCAATTTGTTTACTCATATCACGTGCTTCATTTACTTGATGTTTGTTCCATGGAAATATAATATACTGCCATTGTGCTTTACCGCCTGCACCTATAAAATGTATTGCGTTTCTAATAATAAGATCAAAGTCTGTTTGCTGTCTGTATATAACATGTGTGTCAACTAGTCCATCTATACCAAATAATACTTTATGTCCTTTAAACTTAGATAGCTTGTGTGCTAAGTCTTTCCAAAACTGCGGTGTACGTAGACTTGCATTTGTATGTATTTTTATTTCTATAAGTGGATTTGCTTCATATATAACATCTATGATTTCCATAAAGTTTGGATGCATTAGTGGTTCATCAATAGTTCCACAAAATTCTACTTCTTCTATTCCAGACATTCTAGGACTATTAATTAATTTACGTATTATGTCTACTGCGATTATTTCTTTCTTTGGAATACTGGGTAGTACACTATTAAATGTATTTGGATCAACTCGCTGACATCCTAGGCATAATGCATTACACATACTGCTTAATTCTAGTTGTAGTATTTTAGGATTCTTTGAGTAGATCATGTTAGTATTTATAATCACAAAAAAGGGTGCCCTAAGACACCCTTTCTACTAGTTTGGGTAATAAGGTATAGCTACCTCACTAGCAGTCTAAGCTGCTAAGGCCATTTCTGGCGCATAATTGTCATTTGCAATTATAAAGTTTCTTCGCGATAACCGTGCTTAGATCCGGGTAACTCCACTCGCCTATTAATCCGCCTGTCGATCCTTGTTCAGCCCCATCATAAGCACACTAACTGTGCAATGTGTTTATGGTGGAGCTGCTGGGTACTGCCCCCAGGTCCAGCTCGTCGTTTAGCTTGTTTCAACGTTACAATGTTATTTATACATGAGAGTGTATAAATTGTCAACCTTTATTTATTTAATTTCGAAATAATTGGCGCCTTCTGGTACTGGGTTTTTGCCTTGATAATCTGCAATAGCAGATTTAATTGCATCTTCGGCTAACACACTACAGTGAATCTTAACTGGAGGCAATGCAAGTTCTTCTGCAAGGTCCATGTTTTGGATTGCACCAGCTTCTTCTAAATTCATACCTTTTACCATTGTGGTTAGTAAACTGCTACTTGCAATTGCACTACCGCAACCATATGTTTTAAATTTAGCATCAGTAATAATACCATCTTCTACTTGGATTTGTAATCTCATTACGTCACCACAAGCAGGAGCTCCTACCATTCCTGTTCCAATATTACTTTCTTTAGGATCAAACTTACCTACATTACGTGGGTTCTCATAATGATCCATTACTTTTTCTGAATATGCCATAATTTTCTCCTAGCTTATTTAAGACTACTCTTAATGAGCAGCCCATACTACTGTGTTTAAATCAATTCCATCTTTGTACATATCCCATAGTGGCGATAGTTCTCTTAACTTTTCTACTTTTTCTCTAACGAGTACAATTGCGTTATCTACATCTTCTTCAGTTGTAAAGCGTCCTACACTGAAACGAATAGAGCTGGCCGATAATTCATCTGGCAATCCTAATGCTCTAAGAACGTAAGACGGTTCTAAACTTGCTGATGTACATGCTGAACCAGATGATACTGCAATACCATTTATTGCCATCATTAATGATTCACCTTCAACGTGATTAAAACTGATATTTAAGTTATTGCCAATACGTTGTTCCATATCGCCATTTACTTTTACTTCTTCCATGTCCGAAAAGCCAGCATATAACCTATCTCTAAGATTACGTGTTCTAACTTCTTCTTCTGCCATCATTTCTTGTGCTATTGCAAATGATTCGCCTATTCCAACAATTTGATGTGTAGCTAATGTGCCTGAACGCATTCCACGTTCGTGTCCACCACCATGCATTTGTGCTTCAAGCCTAACTCTTGGCTTACGTGATACATACAATGCACCCATGCCTTTTGGACCATAAATCTTGTGTGCTGAGAAACTCATTAAATCAACTGGAAGTTCTGTTAAGTTAATTGGGAGTTTACCAACTGACTGTGCTGCATCTACATGAAAGAATGTTTTGTTTGCTCTGCAAATATCACCAATTGTATGTAAGTCTTGTATAACACCAATTTCATTATTAACGTGCATAAATGACGCTAGAATTGTATCTTCTCTTAAAATAGATTTGAACTCTTCTATGTCCAACAGTCCACTTGGTAATGGATTCATATAAGTAACTTCAAATCCTTCACGTTCTAGCTGACGGCAAGTGTCTAATACTGCTTTGTGTTCTGTCTTTAGTGTGATGATATGTTTACCTTGCTTTTGGTAAAAGTGTGCAATACCTTTAATTGCTAAATTGTTTGATTCAGTGGCGCCAGATGTCCATACTATTTCTTTAGGATCTGCTCCTACTAAATCTGCAACTTGTTTACGTGCTTTGTCTACTGCCGCTTCGGCTTGCCACCCATAATAATGAGAGCGTGAAGCTGCATTTCCAAATGTGCCTTCTGTTGTTAGGCATTCTGCCATTTTTTTAGCAACTCGGTGGTCTACCGGTGTTGTTGCTGAATAATCCATATATGTTGGAGCTGTCATAGTAATAATTGATCCGAAAGTGTGAATGTTTAGTGTTATATTATACTACATGTTGTGGTATATTGCAACCACTTGTATTTACCTTCAGCAATCAACAAACGTATGGTTAGCTTACCATTTTTCTGATTTTAGTCTATTAGCCTGTCTTTGACTTCTTACTGCGTTTATACAGTTATATATTTGATTTGATTTTGTAGATGGACTCGAGTAACTATGTGTAGTCTGCCATGTTTTTAATAGCTCAGATTCTTTTGCAAATTCTTTACCTAACAGGCTTTCCATTAATTGTAACTCTGAATCATTTAAGTCATTTATTCTAGTCATTTCAGTTTCCTTCTGAGGTTAAAAAAGGTGTCATTACAACACCTTTTTAGACTACGTATTAATTAACCTTCTTGGTGGTCATCATGCCATAAGTCAGCTTCAGTTAGCATTTCGCCAGTTGCGCCTTCCCATGGTGAGTGCATTGAATTATCCCATTCAGTAGGTGCATGATTAGTTTCAGCAACTTCTTCAACATAAGCCCATGTCATTGCAACTGGTTCTGCAGTTGCTTGGTGCTCTGTTAACATGTGCATTAGTTCACGTGCATTTTTTCTTTTATCAAGTTCAATACCCCAAGATCTGCCTTCCATTTCCATCATGTCTTTAACATTTCTTTCCATTTCTGCAGCTTGACGTTGCATGTCTTCCATCATTGTAATCATTGATTCTGTGTGGTACATTTTAGTTCTCCTATTAAGATATTGGTTTACTGTCATAAACATTATTGTTTACTAACTTTATTTATCTACTGTTTTATAAAACTGGATGTTCATTCCATTTTTCATCCAGTGTGTGTTTGTTCCTGCTGGCTGACAACTAGCATGAACTTGGCATGCATCAAACACCATAACATCGCCTGTTACTTGCTTAAATATTGCTTCTTCACTAAATCCACTAAAGTTTTCTTTACTGATTAATGGATACTTTTCTTCTGTCCAACCTGGACTGTCATTTGTACTTGGTAATGGATTTCCATTTACATCTAAGAATCCATCATATTCTCTAAACAGTTTGTAACTGCTATCTGCTTGATCAGTTAATGATTCTCTGTCAAATGTAGCTGCATATCCTATTCTTCGTTGATGCATGTATGTTGTATAACACTCTGCTTCGTATGATAAGAATAATGGAAACACTACGCTTTTCCATGGTATAATAGTATTGGTTACTGATTTATGTGTTGGATCATCTAAACATTGATCTTGGTCGTTTATATATTCTTCTTCACTAATTAAATCTACATGTGCATCGTGATGTTGTATTGTAATATAATAATTACCAGTTTGAGAGTTATCATCAAATTCACCTAACGCTTCTGTAAATTTATCTGTTAACCAAGGATTATCTCTAAACATACGTTGCATGCTAACAACACTTTGTATGTTACAACTGCTGCTTCTTGCTTTTACACGTTTTGCATTTTGGAATTGATAGTCCATAAGCATCTGTACTTCATTAACTGCAAAGAACTTTTCCATAACATATGCAGGTTCAAACCTGTCTATAATATCTTGTTTATATTTTTTGCAGTTATTTATATATTGAGTCATTATCGTGTTTCGTTGATTTATAGAATTTAATTACATTAGGAAGATGTGTTCCTATTTTAATTCCACCCTTGTCTGCTAATAACTTATTCCATAATGTGTGGTACCCTATTTTACCACCTTCCCATATTTTTACAATTTGAAAGTGCAAATCAAGTTTGTGAATGCATCTCATTGCTTGTTTATTAAAAACATAATGAGTATCTTCTAAACATGGTCCATATTGTGCCAAATAACTTTCACTTGAGGTTAATGCAAATGGCTGTTGTCTAGTGCTTGCCCATTCTAACTTTGGATAGAATATTGTATCTAACAAATATTGTTCATGTTCGGGAATAAGAAAAAGACCATTGCCCTGGCGATGTTGCAAGTCATCTGATCCCATTAATCCTAGGTCCCATCTCCATCTAATAACTATATCGTATTCATCTGGATCTGGCATACGTAAACAATTAAACCCACCAATGTGTTGTCCAATTTTTACTCTGGTGTTATGATACACTTCTCTGAACCATTCATCAGATGATACATGAGGTTCTTTTTCTGTGTCCCACCCATTTTTCATTGGATTTAAATCTACCCAATCGTCTATTACTTTCTGATCTTCTATTACCAGTTCTTTGAATTTAATTGTGTCTGATTCATCGGGTACACCACAATGTTTCCACGTGTGTCCGTATATGTCTACTTCTGCTCCTTTGCTTCTAAGATAATTTATAAAGCTAGTCGGACCTAGGTATTGATTATATTCTCTGGTCTCTCCGGAAATACAAAGTGCTATTTTCATTTATTTGCCTTTTTGTTAACTACATACATATTTATGGTAAATACAAGTATGGAAAATCAATTAGAAGAAAGTTTAACTACCTACATAGTGCCAGTATTGGCATTACTATTGTCTGGTATATTTGCGTTAATGTTAAAAGAGCTAGTTACTGATTTAGTAGCAAGTATACGTTGGAAAATGAAACCAGGGTTTGAACCAGGTGACGTTGTATTCTTGGATCAGGAAAAAGCAACTATCATTAGTATTGGTATTACTGAGTCTATATTCGAAGTGGATAATGGGCGTGGTAAAGTATGGCGATATATTAGAAACACACGTATTCATTTACATAGATTAGAAAAAATTGTTATTGCGAAGTAATAATCTCGTTAAGTGTTGATCCGTTAGACCAAGTATTATCCAATGACTTTATAACTGCTTTACTATAATTCTTAACAGTTGCTTCCAACTGTTCTTTAGACCCTACCATTTCAGCTTTTAAAATATCATAGCACGGTTCTTGGTTTTTTGCATACGCTAACATCATCATATGTTCTAGTCCATTATAACGCCAATTGTATCCTATACGTGTATCTTCTCCTTGAACAAATCCATCATATCGTATTACATCCCAAAATATAAATCTAATATCCTCTACTTCGGCATCTAATACTTTGTCGTTGTCAGTTTCTACTATTTTATTGTCTTTAGTAGCAACTGCATGTCCATCAAATACAGTATTTTGTCCTTGTGCAAGATTAATAAACTGTTCGTCCCAATGTTCCCATCCTTCAATTACAGTGCCATCTTTTTGTCTATAAGATACTGTGTTATCATATATAATAACATTTACACGTAATCCTGTACTGTATGTTTGTACAGAAGCTGGAAAGTTGTCATACTGTTTGTGTGATGACGCCATAGCTGTACGTAATGGATATGTATGTATTGAATTAGGCCAGACACGATTTATTGTTTCTGGTGTAATACCTAGTTGTTCGCCAAGTGTTTGATTAATTAGTGCAAGCATAATAGGTGCTTGTAGTGTGTCTATATGCAAAAATGCCATGTTAAATCCAAACTCTGCATCTTTGGTATCTAATTGGTTAGCTACAATCTCTTCTAACATATGCATAAATTTAGTTATACCCATACCGAACATTTTACCTTGATGCTTAGGCACAAAGTGTTGTAGTTTAAAATCTATCCATGGATTGTATGCAAATAACATCATACGCTTGAATAACATTTCTTTCTCATACTTTTTTACAATCTCATACTTTGCTTCCTGTGGAATAGTAGCAGTTAGTTGTTGTATTAAGTTTGGTATTAGATTTATTTTGCTCATACTAGTATTTAGTCGATTAACATAGTACATAATAAAAAAGCCGCATACCGAGGGAACAGTATACGACTTTTAATGTAAAGATAACAATAGGTTGTTACATTTGGTATTTTCTCGCAAAAGTAGCCTGTGTTCTACATATCCTTGTAATATCTCCACGACATATTCCAATGTCAGCAAGTTCTCTGTCAGTCATTCTGTGTAACTGTTGAGATGCTTTTCTATCATAGCTAGAAGCCATCATATTTTTTAGTGTTCTGATAAGTTTCATTTTATTTTTCCTTGTAACATTAATACCTTGGATTCTTTGTGATAACCAAGTCTAGCTAATTCGCTGGCCGCTCTTGCTCTTCCGGCTGATTCACCAAAAGCCCATATAAGCATTAATGTTGTTAGCATGACTTGTTTAAGTACTTCGCATACTTTACAAGTTGTTAGGTATAGTGCTGTACTAGTCATTATACATGCCCCCGTAGATTGGGATTTGTCAACTGGGCGTTTTGCCAAGGTGCATTTCCACGTTGTAATTCTCTTTGACGTCTTTCTAGCTCAACTAGATCACTTGAGTTTGCTAGCCATTTCTCTTCTCGGCTTAGCATTGCTTTTTGATAACGTTTTACTAACTGTTCAATCATACCATTACTCCTCGCTTTGTGCGTGGACCATGGCCATCGTTGTCTAGCATATGCTGATAAGCATATTGCCAGTCTTGTGAATATTCTGTTTTTGCATAAGTGAGCAGTTCAGCCTCATATCTCGTACGACTAAGTCGTGCGCCATTGAAGAGATCTGCCCATGCACCAAAAAAATTGGTAGTCATAGACTTCTCCTAATTATATTATATGTGGATGTTTTTGGGAAAGCATCCGTTATTGCCAGTCTCTCCTGGCTGCTACCACAACACCTGGTAAGTGTGTCGCTTGTAAGGCATGGGTTATGCCATGGTCTTTCCCATAGTCAGTTAGCGTGGCACTAACTGCCGCTCTTTTTTTCTGAGCCGAGGTCGCTCTAAATAATACAACGTTGTAATGTACTATCTTCTTACACTTCTATTTATCACATATGACTGCAATAAACCAAAGCTATTTATGCAAAGTCGATATGCACTACACGCATACCTGCTTTAAACTTATGTTTTTGTTGTAGTGCCTTCGTATACACGATTAAATTGGTTGTGTACCTTTACGAATGTTGTGCAACGCCCAAGATGTTTAAGTTGTTTTGCACCAGCATACGTACATGTACTACGTATACCACCTAATATGTTTTGAATCGTGCTTTCTACTGCTCCACGATATGGAACTAATACTTCACGTCCTTCTGAACTACGATAATCTTTAAGTCCACCAAAGTGTTTTGTATTTGCTGCATCTGAACTCATTCCGTAGAATGCTACAAACTCTTTTGTTTCAATTTTCTTTGTATGCTTATCCAAGTGACTGCCTATTTCGTATACAAGTTCGTTTGTTTCGTAATGCTTAGTAATAACATCACCACCGCCCTCGTTGTGTCCTGCAAGCATACCACCTAGCATTACAAAGTCGGCACCACCAGCGAAAGCCTTAGCCACATCACCAGGACAATTACAACCCCCGTCAGCGATAACCATTCCACCAAGTCCATGCGCCGCATCTGCACATTCAATAACTGCACTAAGTTGCGGAAACCCGACTCCTGTTTGAATTCTTGTTGTACACACTGATCCTGGTCCAATTCCAACTTTAACAATGTCTGCGCCATTTAAGATTAACTCCTCTGTCATTTCTCCAGTAACTACGTTACCTGCAATGATTACTAAATGTGGATGTTCTTTTCTGAATAGTCTTACAAAATTACCAAACCGTTCACTATAGCCATTGGCTACATCAATACAAACGTATTTCATTCCTTTGCTTACTTGTGCATATACCTGTCTAAACTTGTCTGCGTCTCGATCTGTAATGCCTATACTCATTGCTACAAACTCTTTACGTTCTACACTATCTGTACCAAAGTATGCGGCTAAATGTTCTACGCTGTATGTCTTAACTAAACAAGTCATAACTTGTTGTTTAGCTAGTGTGTCTGCCATTTCAAATGTGCCAACACCATCCATGTTACTTGCTATAATCGGAACACCAACATAATCAGTTGGGTCTATTCCAGGTGGTGCTTTTATTGCAACAGGTGTTTCATAATTACGAAAGTTAAAAGATCGAGTTACATCGACGCTTTTACGTGATCCCAATGTGCTACGCTTTGGCCTAATTAGTACATCAGTGTAGTCTAATTTTACATCTTCATCTATTCTCATTTGTCATCCTTTAAAAATTTCTTATATTCCATCTCTGTTTTGATCTCTGTACCCTGTGTGTCTTTTGCAATAAGCAGTGCCATTGCTTGTATATCGTCTATAATAGCCTGACATTCTATATGGTCGTATGTTTGTTCTGCATGTTCTGAAAACTGATTTCGAAGCCTATGTAAATAAATTGCTTTTGTGTGCATTACGTTTATTTTGTTTATTAGTGCTTCTACAGTATGTAACATTACCGAACCTCTAGTTTTAATGTTTGTAATGTTTGCTGTACACATAATGCTTGAACTTTAGCATCTTCTAATGCATTGTGTGCCGCAAAGTTAATCTCTTTACGTGGATCCTTTGGCATGATACCAAACAGTGTTCTGCTGTCACGTATCTTCCAAAACGCCCAAGGTATGTGGTGGTTGTATTGTCGATATAGATTCTCTAAGATACATATATCAAATGCAGGTCCTTGACACCAAATAGTATCAACACCTACACACCATTTGTTTAATGCTTGTAGTATTTCTAACACTGGAGTACGGTTTTCGTCACCTAGTGCTTCATTGCGTACTTCTTCTGATTGTTTGCCCCACCATTCCAGTGTGCTTTCAGATGTTACACGGCCGTTGTTAAGTTGCTCGTCAACATTAAATCTATGATAAAATGGTTGATACGGCTCTGATATTGCATTAGGATTAAATTTAACACCACCAATAGTTAGTGCTACACAATCTGGTGTAGTAGCTAATGTTTCTAAATCGATCATTGCATGTATTGTCATTTAGTGTTCCCCCGCTCTGCTACTCGTTTTCTTAGACCACTGGTACTGAACCGATGATCTCTTTTGTTAAAATATATTTCAATGTCGCGGCTACGACACACGTCTTTACCAGAGAAGTCTGCTTCTCTATATTCTTCGCCTAAAAATCTAATGTCTAATTGAAAAAGTTGTAAAATATCAATTAAATCTTCTTCTGTTTGATATGGTACAATTTCGTCTATAAACTTGATTGCGTTAAGTTGTGCATAACGTTCAACCATAGTTTGTATTGGTTTATTCTTTGTATCGGGTCTGTCAATTGTTGGATCGCTTTGCAAACCTACTATGAGATAATCACAGTTTGCTCTTGCTTCACGTAGCATACCAATGTGTCCTGCATGTAATAAATCAAATGTACTAAATGTAATTCCTGTTCTCATACCATTAACCTCTCTACAAAATTCATTGCTACGGCTGTTCCTGTAATAGCACTACCAATCATAATAGCTCTATCGCCCCATGCCATTCCCACAAACACCCAGCCAATACTACTGACAATATAAGCAACTTGTCCCCAATATGCAAAGCCTGCACTCATTAAGAATACACCAGCAACTGCAAGACCCATTGCTATCCATTTTACATACCAGTCAACTGTACCAACTGGCGTAGTAGGTGTTAGGTCTTCTACTTCTGTTTGTAATTCTGCTAATTCTTTTTTTAGACGTCTTTTCTCATGACTCAGCTCCATTGCTAGCTTGCCAGCTTTAGTCATTTGACTGTCTTTAAATTTCTCTTTTGCGTCTTCGATTACTTCATTGGGGTCTAAATCAGCTACCATATCGTTTCCCATCAAATACACATACAAAATATGCACCAAGTGGACCTGCACTTACTTTATGAAATGCTCCATTTGGTATTTGCACAATATCGCCTGCTACAAAGTGAATTATTTCTTCATCAAGTTCCATCTTACCAGAACCGTCTACAAAGAAGTATATTTCTTCTTGTCCTACGTGAAAATGTCCATTCGTAGAGCAATTAGCTTTTAATAATGTACTACTAAGCACTAAGTTAGCAAGATCAGTATTATCTGTTACTGTGTAACGATCATCTTTCTTTGCTATTTTGCCTGCAATATTTTGTATATTTACTTTATTCATAACCAGATTACCTTGTATGTTATAGCTATTATAACACAAAAATATACTTTGTCAATAGTAATTTTGAGAATTTAGGTAGTTTCTTCCATAACTACATCAAGTGGATAGTTATGCTTTCTTGCGTCTGTAACAGTTTCAATACATTTTTGTTCAGCTACTTCGTAACTATACATGCCTGCTATAGATCGACCCTTTTCATGTACTTCCACTGTAATATCATTTGCTTCTTCTGTTGTTTTACCATAGAATGCTAATAGTACTTGGATTACATATTCCATAGGTGTTACGTTGTCATTTAGAAAAATAACCATATATTTGTTAGGTGATGCTAACGTTTGTTTTTCTGCTACTGCTGCTGTTGATGTTGATGACATGTTTTACCTTTTGAAATTAATTTAGTTTAAAGTGTAGAGGAAGAACTCCCCTACACCGTTTTAACGCTTACATTAGTATTTAATCGATTTTAATTGTACGTGGTTTTTTCTCATCTGGTACAATACGCTCTAATTCTACATAAAGCATTCCGTTTTCCATTTGAGCACCTTTTACAATTACATCATCGCTAAGTGTCCAAGTACGCTTGAACTTGCGTTGTGCAATACCTCTGTGCAAATACTCTACATCGACTTGAGTTTCCTCTGGGTCATGTGAGATTGTTAGCTGTCCATCTTCTAAGTTGATTTCTAAATCTTCTTTGGTAACACCAGCTAGTGCAATTTCAATTTGAAACTTGTCACCTTCTTTGCGAATGTTATATGGTGGGTAGCCTGTGCTTGCTACGTTATTATCTGCGTATTGAAACATGTCAGAAATTATTCTGTCAAATCCAACTGCATATGGTGCGATCTTCTGCAGATCAAGTGTTGTTAATGTTTTCATCTTTTATCTCCTTTTAAGCAAGATGTTTATAATGAGACCCTTTCGGCGTCTCGCCTATTCGTATACTACATGTATACAAATTCTTTTAGTATAGCCTTTTTTTGTCTATCTTATCCTTGGCCATACGCTTACGATCTCTAGCACGTGCCGCAGCCAGGCGCTTCAATCGTTTTTCTGTATTACTTGTAAAATGCTGGCGTTCGCGTAACTCTTGTAACATTCCATCATTCATTATTTTCTTTTTTAACTTTCTCATGGCCTGATCTACGTTGTTGTTTCTGACTTCAACTGACAGTCCATTATTTTTGTTATCTCTATCGTTGTTCCTATCTCTAGGTGGATATTTTCTTTTTTCCATTTGTTCCTACTTTACACGCCCTATGACTCTGTTGTTTTGACTATTTATCGTATCATACTCAACTTCTAGCATTTCTGCAAAGCTAGTCAACAAGTCCCTTGCCATGTCCTGTTTGCCTCTTTCTCGGCCTTTTAAAACAATTGTCACCGTGACTTTTGCTTTTTGTTCTATAAACTTTTTAGCATGATTTGCTTTAGTTTGCATATCATTGCGATCAATGTTTAAGCCCATACGGATTTCTTTCTGATCAGTTAGATTATCACGTTGGCGTTTTTTCTCTGCTTTTTCTTTTTGTTTCTGTTCGTACAAATATTTATTCATTTCTACGATTCTACATAATGGTGGATCTGCTTTTTCATTAATAAGGATTAAATCCAATCCTTGATTCCTTGCTGAATGTAATGCGCTAGCTGTTGACATTACAACACTATCCTCATCACGTGCAATTACTCTTACTTCTGTAGCTCTTATCTTTTCGTTAGCTGTAATACGAAATCTGGTTTGAGGACTATTTGATGAATTTTTCATATTATCCTTTAACCATTAATGGTGTGTGACCATCGGTGATTACTTTATCTGTTATTATAATTTTTGACACCCCGCTCTCTCTTAGTTGTGGTAACTGGTATTGTGTTTCAACAAGTGCTGAATCCAGTATCTTTCTTAAACCTCTTGCTCCGAGGTCTTGTTCTATTGCAATAGATGCAATCTCTTCCAATGCTTTTATATTAAACTCTATTTCTATTTTGTCAAGTGAAAAAAGCACTTTTATTTGATCTATTATTGAATCTTGTGGTTCTGTTAGTATTCTTATCAGTTCTTCCTTGGTTAATTGGTGTAAAACGTTTACACTTGGTAATCTTCCTACAAACTCTGGAATAAGTCCATACTTGACTAAGTCAGGGGTTTGTAAGTGTTCTTCCCAATTATCTATTGTTTTTGCTTGGTCATCATTGAAGCCAATTTTGCCTTTTCCTATACGCTGCTTTACAATATCATCTAACCCTATAAACGCACCGCCAACTATAAACAGAATATTAGTTGTATCAATATCTACTTTCTCTGGTTGGCTTCCATGTTTGTTCGGTACTGTTATTGTAACACCTTCCATCAATTTTAGCAAGCTCTGTTGTACACCTTCGCCACTTACATCACGGCTTAATGTTACCATGTCATTACGCTTTGCTTTTTTATCAATTTCGTCTACGTATATAATACCTAATTGTGCTTTTTCTACATCATAGTCGGCCGCTTGTAATAGCTTATCTATTAGTACTTCTGAATCATCTCCTGCATATCCACTTTCAGTAATAGTGGTTGCATCTGTAACTACAAATGGAACATCTAAATATGATGCCAATGTGGCTGCAATTAGTGTTTTGCCTGTTCCTGTTGGTCCTGCAATTAACACGTTATTCTTTTGTAGCTTTACTTGTGTTGTGTTCTTAATACGCTTGTAATGGTTGTATACAGCTACACTAAGCGTCTTTTTAGCGGTGGTTTGTCCTATTACGTATCTATTTAAGTGTTCATGTAATTCTAGCGGTGTAGGTACTTTAAGGCGTGCTGCTGATTCTGGTTGTGCTGTTGCTTTGGCTTTTTCTTTAATAAGTATGTCATGACAAAGATCAACACATCCATCACAAATGTGCGTTCCATCATTTCCGGCTAAAAGTTTTTTAGTTTGATGTTTGTTTTTACCGCAAAAATTGCAATATGGATTACTACTCATCTGGCATGCCTGGGTACCTGGTATCAATGTCTAAGAACTTGTTTAATTCTTCTAAGTTTGTAATTGTAATATAACTGCTTGTTGCATTAATTAACTTAATTGCTTCTCTCCTAACTCCTTTTGCTGTATAAAATAATACAGTATGGTTAGGTGTTTTTGTTTTTAATAACGCAGCCATAATATCTTCCCACGCACATGTATCAAGGTCAACTACCATATATTCACATGTTCTACTAACGTGCCACATCCATGGCATAGTTGCTGGGTCTGATTGAGTTAACTGAACATTAAAAATGACACTGGTGCTGATAAACTTTTCAAATAATAATTTGATTCCATTAACTAGTTCTATATCTGTGCTTGTTATTAAAACGTTTACTCCATTTTCTGATAGGAATAAATCTGGTGCTGTTACTGTATAACTGCTATTATCGTTTGGTTTCATTAACTATTTCTTTGCGTCCTTGATTATTTTATTATATACTTCAAGTATATGATTAGTATCTGCGTTAAGTAGTTCGTTTGCTTTTGCTTGGTCTTCTTCAAACATTACTTCTAACTGCTTTTTAACAATGTCAGTATCGTTATCTCTTGTAGGATCAGTTATCTCTAATCTGTCTACAATATTATTTACCATCTTTTGTCTTGCTGAACTTTTGCGATTCAGAACGTTAAGATCAATTTGTTCTTTAATACGTTCGTATGCATAGTGTGTAGGTTCATACACCACACCTTGAAATTCAATTGATTCAGGTCCCTTTAGTTCTTTTTTTTTGGCTCTACGATTTTTTTAGGTGCTGGACTATCTTCTTTGGTTGAAGTTTTCTTGATAATTTTTTCCACCAACTTGGTCTCTTTTTTTGGATTTTCTGTATGTGGTTGCTCATTACGTGTCCTCGTTTTTCTTGGGTTTTCTTCAATAAGAGCTATACCTGAAATAACTAGCACAATTGCAAGAGGATCAAACACTATAACAAGTATAAGTATTACCCATCTAACTGCATCTTCTAGTGCATCTCTATTTGCATCTTCTCCGTATACTAGCTCTGCAATATATTTTACAGGGCCTACTTCTGCTTCAAGTACTCTACCCGAGGCTTCTATTGCGTATTTTTCTTCAAATAATGTATCTAAACTTAGTTCAAAATCTTTAATTTTAACTCTTAACAATTGTATTGCTGGTTCAACATCATTATCTGTTGCTGTACCTAACTGTTCACGTAATCTAGTAATAAGTTTATTAGTCTGTGCTATTGTTCTATCTGCCGCTGATCTTAGATCTTTAGTTTCTCTTTGGCTATTTTCTCTTATTTTTTGTAGTTGAAACAATGCCATCATTCTGTTTCGTTCAACTTTATCACGGAATTCTGAAACAAGTGCTGCTGTCTGGGCGCCTAAACGACCATCCTGTGTTGCTCCAACTAATCCTTGTAATGCTCTTATGTTGTTTTCTTCTACATAAGTATTCATTTTCTCAATAGTAGCATCTGCTTGTTCCGATTGTTTTAGATATGGTTCTGCTGCTTGGTCTAGTGAATCTTTTGTAAACTGAACATCATCTTTTAATCTATCGTATACTGTTTGTATGCTTAATTCTGCTGTTACAATCTTTTCTTGTATGCTATCATCTGCACTTGTATCTGCTGTATCTAGTTTTTCAATTTTACCTTCTGCACGTTCTATCTCGCCTTCTGCACGTGTTATTTCTACTGTAATACGTTCTAGTTGTGCAACGCCTTCAAGTGCTTGTGCATTTTGTTCAATGTGTGCTTTTGATAGGAATCCAAAAATACCCATGCTTGTAATAAACATAAGCAATAATACGGCAAATATTAAATACCATTTGATCATCCATCTATGCGTTTTCCAGTTAAAGTGTAGCCAAACCGCTGATGTAATTTTGCCTATTTCTAATGCTGTACCCATAATAATAACTGGTACTACTGCCGCTGCAAATATTGCAACCAGGCCTATAATACTATACCATGCCGCAATTGCACTAATTACTAGTGCTACTAAAATTGTCCAAATACCAAATAATCTCATAATAATTTCTCCTACAATCTATTTAAAATAGATGCTTGACAGCGTGACCTTCGTTTACTAAAGTTTCGTTAATATTCAATCGTTTGTCATTTGCTGATATAGTATAAACTACGCCTAGCACACGACCATATTTGCCTCGTTTGTTTAGAATTGTTTCTACAACAAACTCATTATCTAGTAACTCAGTAAGACGTTGCTTAGAAGCAAGACCTTTAGTCTTTTCATCTAAGTCTTTAGTTTTTGTATCTGGTGTATTAATTCCATACAATCTGATACGCTTACGAACAACGGTATCAAACCCAAGATCGATTTCTGCGTCAATTGTATCGCCATCGACAATACGAATAAGTTTTGCTTTATATGTGTACATGTTAATCCGTATGCCTTAATTAATAAACGCCAACAAAGACGCTGTTACTATGTATTTATCACTTTTTTGGAGGTATTTAAGTGGTCTTTTTACTTTGATGCTGATCTTCTATCCATTTTGTAGCTATTCTACTTTTTACTGGAGAAGCAATAAATGCTCTAACACTTTTATAAACTTTGTCAAAATTTTCAGCTCTTGAAGGATCTTCTAATCCACCACTATTATCAACTACATGGAAGTTACTTGCACCAAATATTTGTTGGAAACCCATTAGGTTGTTTTGTAACTTGTTCCACATGTTTGTTACTAAATCTGCAGGTAGTTTTCTTTTTCTTTGTGTATTACGTGTTTGAGCAACATCAAGACTAGTGTTTACATACACCATCATTGTTTCGTATCCCAATTTTCGTAATGCCTCACTTTGCTCTTTTACTTTTGTTACGTCTTTTCCTGTACCATCAATAATTAAACCAATACGACCATCTATCAAATGTTTCTGTCTTTTATCAGAGATATGTTTAGCATGTTGTCTTACTTCTTGACCATCTACGCTAGCAATTACTTCTGGATCACCAATATCCATATCTTTCTTCTGTGCTAAGTATTCATATACATCATCGCTATTAACTGGTCTAAGACCTTGTCCTGATAGTATTTTACTTGCTACGTAACTTTTGCCGGAGCCTGGGCCACCCGCAAGAAAGATTGCTTTAAATATAGCAGGGTCATTTGGACCCTCTGTTAGTGATTCTAGTATGTCATATATTTTCATATAAGTATTTATACAAATATATACCTAACTTAACGTTATGCTTTTCTTTCTATAACTTTATCGGCTAATCCGAACGCAACTGCTTCTTCTGCAGACATAAAGTTATCACGTTCCATTGCGTCTACAAGTTCGTCATACGTCTTGCCAACACTGTTATGTTTAACATAGATCTCTGTTAAGTTCTTTTTAATTTTAATAATCTCATTTACTTGGATCTGCATATCAGTTGCTTGTCCACCTGCACCGCCACTTGGTTGGTGAATCATTGTACGTGAATTTGGTAATACAAGACGTTGTCCTGCTTCACCTGCTTGTGATAGGAATGAACCCATGCTACATGCTTGTCCCATTACAATTGTACTTACTGGCGATTTAATAAATTGCATTGTGTCATATATTCCAAGACCTGCTGTTACTGCACCGCCTGGTGAGTTAATGTAAAAATTAATAGGGTCTGAACTATTCTGTGATTCTAAGAACAACATTTGTGCAACAACTAAATTTGCTGTCATGTCGTTTACTTCTCCAGTTAACATTACAATACGATCTTTTAATAGTCTACTGTAAATATCGTAACTGCGTTCTCCGCGGCCTGTTTGTTCGACCACCATTGGTACTAATGCCATTATTCTTCTCCTTTATATCTTGCTTGTAAATCAAAAATTATACTATACCTTTTCCAGGTATCGTCTTCTGCGTTGTGCTGCATGCCGTGCATGCTTGGTTGCCACCCGCTACGTTCACTAAATTCTCCAAAGAACCAAAGTGTATTATTATTAGATAATCCTTCTACACTCTTACGTTCGTTTGTTAAATGGTTTTCTATATAAAACTCTACTACGTTTTCTCCTAGATGTAATCCACCTAGTGTTTCATCACAATGTATATCACCAAACCGCTCTGTATTGTGTTTCTTGTGGTCTACAATATTGCCTTGATTTGCAGATGGATGCGAATATTCAATAACCATAAGTTTGTGTAAAACTTTTTCAACATCTATATACTGATCGTTAAAACATTCGTTATAATAATAATCCAATACAGGAACAAATTCTTTATGTAAATTTGTAAAATATGTTAGTTCTGGAAAGTCTTCTTTTAGTTTATCTGCTGTCCAATCATATATATAACATTTTCTACGCAATACATAATCATCCATTCCAGATGTTTCATCATGCCAACTCTCTGGCCCTACCATAGTATCAATATCAAATCCAAATACAGGACCTTGATGTTTTAGTGCAAAACTCTTTTCTGGAACATTTTCGTCTTTCCATGTTTCAATTTTGTATGGATCAGTTGGATCAATATCATTGCAGTCAATAAACATTTGTTTATCTAACCTTGCAAACAAATCTTCTGCCATTTGAAATCTATCTGCAAATGTTGTTGCTAGTGCTGGCGATTGTTCTAATGCAAGCTCTGCTCGCTTTTGCATATCTAATAGTTGTCGTTTATAATACATTTTACCTTGTTTTCTTTTTTGCACTGCCATCTATGGCATGAATAATAATTTCACCGTCTTGTCCGTGTTCTAGATCAATCAGTTTTTCATTACTAAGCATAGTAAGTGCTACGTCCACACCTTCTGCTATTCCTGCTAATCTTCCTACCTTATAATTGTGCCATGCACATACTATAACAAATGTTCCCAATCCCCAAGTTAACGGAGTGCTAAGTAGTTCTAAAATCATTTTTAATTCCTCTTATCTATTATAATATATAATACACTAATTATTGGTATAAGTCAATCTAATTTAACACCACACGAGCTTACACAGATATCACATGGTTTTGTTTCAAAACTGTCTTTTAACTTTTGCCACCATGTATTGCTCATTATAGTTTCTAAGCTATTGTTATATAAACTGTTCCAATCTTCTTCTCTATCTTCTTTAATAAAGTTAAGTGTTTTGTCACGCATTGATTCATATGTAAATGCACCATTAAACATACAACACGGAATAACATATCCATGTGCATTTACATATATTTTTTTATACGAAAAACATTTATCTTTAATTTTGGTTGATCTATTACTTGGTACATCAATAAAAACTGCTGCTTTTGATGCAACTTTTTTATTAATTTTCTTCTGAGCTGCGGCCATGAATATATCTATATCTAGGTCATTGACATCCCAATCTTGTTGAAATTTATAGCAACCATATTCTTTGGCTAATGCTTCTGCTTCTTCTACTTGATGTTTATTCCATTCAAATGTAATAAACTTCCAAATTGCACGGCCACCACCATCTATAAATGCTCGCATATTTGCAACTACTTTATTATAGTCTACACCAATACGATATATACCATTTGTATCTTCTAATCCGTCTAATGAAAATTTAATCCAACTATTCTTATTAAACTTTTTAGCTAGATCAAAGAAAAACTTCTCAGTACGTAATCCACCATTTGTGTGCAAATTAATTGCAGCATCAGGTTTGTGCTTATAAATAATATCTATAATTTCCATAAAGTTTGGATGTGCAATTGGTTCACCTACTAGTCCTACTAAATCAACAAAACAATCATCAGTTAATCTACTGTTCTCAAACACACGTTCGATTACAGACAGGTCTAAGTTTGAATTAAGTTTTACGTAAGGATTGTGAAATAGTTCACCGTCTTGCACTGTGTATCTGTGGCATGGTGGACAATAACTATTGCACACTGTATTTAGATCAAACTCTACAGTATCAATTGTTTTATAAAGCATACGTGTATTTAGTTAATGCCAATTAAGGCATTAACTCGACGCTATGCATTGCTTGATCCCAAATCTCGGTATGCTTTACTTTAGTCATTGCATGCAATAAAACAAATACTTCTGATTTGTATACCTTTGCAAAACTCTTATCATTGTCAGCAATATCCCAACTGTTATCAATAATATCAGCACACTTTACAAATTGTGATTCAGTTGATGAATTTGCACTGTGTATACAATCGATTGATTTACGCTTTGCTCGGTTGCCGTCTGTTGCTAAACTAATATCAGTAAGTCCTTCGACAATATCAGCAACTTTCCCACCAAACATATCAAGGATAAGATCAGGTGATACATCTGTATCTTCCACAGTATCATGTAACCAGGCAGCAGCAACCATTTCATCTGTTCCGCCATGTTGTGTAACAATACTGGCTACGCGAGCTGGATGAACAATATAATCATCTCCACTGTATTTACGTTTTTGTCCAATTGCGGCGTGTGCCGCTGTTGCAAACATTTGTGCTTGTGTTACTAACATAACTTACTCCAATTATTGACCTAAATAATCACTCTTTAAAACGTCTAACCGATCTGCTGCTTGATTCAATTCAAATTGATCTGCGCATTTCTCAAACATCTCTACGTAACTATTGCCTAACATATTTGCATCACCCCATCCATCCATGCAAAGATCTGCATCAACAAAATTCCAATTAACATTGTTATCTTCTAGTTGGTTTTCAGCTAATGTTGCATACTTAGTAAATGCTGTTTTAAATACGTTTGTCATATTGTTATCCTTTTTGTTAACTTATGCTACTATTATACAACAAGATGTCTTGGTTGTCAACCGAATTCGTCAATAAAAAACCCTTATATTGCAAGGGCTTAGTTATTATCTATAAGTATTTTTATGAAATATTCTCGCTTAGTGTATTCGTATCTATGAACCCAATTTTGTCTTGGGTCTGCTGTTCTTAGGAATTCTTCATAATAGTAATAATTGAAAAAGATTAACTTTCCACTGTCTACTCGTCTTGGCAACCAGGTCCAAACTTTACCCTTTCTTATTGGTCTCAATGAAATATCTCATGTTCGTAAAGACCAATTTGTGTTAAGATACGATATGTATCTTGCCATTCCTTTACTGAAAATACTGTATGCCCACTGCCTATTAATGCTTGTGCAATATCATAGTCGTTACCGCCAGTCATTGTTTTATCACCAAAGAATATAATTTCTTCATATGCAGTAAAATCTTTAAGTATTTGTGCTTTACCGCATCCTTGTTGTGTTATGTCTAATCCTGTTTCACCTGCTACAGTTGCCATAATATTATGTTCTTTGCCAAACATAGCATTAAATTCTTTTGCTATATTCTCACGCTCTAAATGATATGTATCATACAAGACATAATCTTTACGTTGTTGCTGTGTACACATTCTACCAACAATACTGAAGTTTAATAAACCAGGACGTTCGTCAAAATGTCCACCTGCTTTTTGTTGAAAGTTACTTTCAGCTAATTTAGTTTCTAGATATTTCCAAGGTTCATCTGCTAGATTCCACTCTGTACGATACACATTTTCAAACCCTTCATATGCATCATTTCCACTACAGTTATATACACGCTTGGATGCACTGTAAATTATGTTGCCTACTTGCTCAACAGTTTTTGGAAAATCACTTCCTGTGCAAAGATACACATCATTGAGCAAACAGAAGTCGTAGAAAAACTTATTAAATTCAAAGTCCATTTTTCCACGACTTGGTGTTAGTGTTCCATCAACATCAAACACATATGCTTTATTCGTCAATTAGCACCCCTTCATCTTCCTCTTGTGCATTATGCCAAATAGGTGATTGACCTTCGCCGTATTTTTTAATAAATTCTGCAAGAGTAATATCATACGCATCTTCTTGCATTCCCAAAACCCAGTTTCCTGTTTTACTCATAATCTTTCCTTATTTTAAGTAATGTGGGCCTGTCCACGCTACACTGTATTTTTCAAATATGTTTCCACGAGCTTGGTTACGAGCAGGTGCATTAAAACTTGCTGCTTTAAGAATATCACCTTTTTTAAATTTAGCATCATCATTTTTCATAATAAAGCCCCATAAAGTATCTTTGGTAATAATCTTAATGTACTTTTTGCCTTCTTTAATTTGTACACTCTCATCAAAGTTAGCAACTGTTTCTGCAAAATAACCTGTTAAGGGTTTAGTGCCATTTTGTGTACACCATCTAACATAATCTGCTTTAATAGTTTTAACCAATGTTTGTATCTCGTTTTGCATAATCAACTCCTGTTTTTTAGCTTATGTATACATTATACGGCAAGACGTCTTACTTGTCAACCTTTTATTTCATCTTTTTTATATTTTTTCACAAGAATGCACACAAACTGTACAAGGTGCTGTAGTTAAGCTATCAAACAACATTCGCCACCAGTTGTTATTCATTACTTCTTCTAAACTATATGTATGCAAATCATTCCATTTGCTGTTTGTTCCATATATAAATGAGTCTATTTCTTTCATGTATTGTTCATCTGTTGTGGCTGCATTAAACATACAACACGGCAATACTCTACCATCATAGTTTATATAGATTGCTTTTTCATCAAAACAACGGTCTTTAATTTCAGGGAAATCAAACTCGTATCCTTGTCCAATTTCTGCATTGGGATTTACATTCATAGGAGCTGGAGTTTTTTTATGAAACCTATTATTAATAGCGTCCATGTATAATTCCATACGCTTAGACCCTTTATCTCTATTAGGTTCCCAACGGAAATTCATGCCCATGTCTTTAGCTGATTGTTCTATTTCATTTTGCTGATGTGTATTCCATGGAAACTCAATACATTTCCAAGTTACACTAGCGCCAGTACTAACTATTGCTTTTGCATTTTCCATTATTTTTTCCCAAATAACACCTATACGATATATGTTATTTGTATCTTTTAGTCCATCAATACTAAATGTAACTGAACTTCCGGGTCCTTGTCTTTTTATTTTATCACCAAGTGCAGTAAAGAATTCTACAGATCTAAGTCCACCATTTGTGTGTACGTTTAGATTTGCATTAGGTCTATACTTGTATATAACATCAGTAATTTCTAAGAAGTCTTTGTGTGCAACTGGCTCTCCGACCAGTCCTACCATGTCAATCCATACATCATCATTTAGTCGTGGGTTTTGCATTACACGTTCAATAATGTCTATACTTATACTGGAGTTAAAGTTTAAATGTGGGTTGAGATACATTTGGTTGTCAACAAACGTATATCGATGACAACCTGGACAGAAGGCATTACAAGTGACATTTAGGTCAAATTGTATTTGTTCTATGCGAGAGTATAACATAGCTGTATTTAACCATTGTGTCTGCGTTCTAATGTGTCTTTGTGTCTTGCTTCATAGTCAACGTCTGCAGGTAAACGTTGCGTCCAGTTGCTTGATAAGAAACAGCCCGATAACACTAATGTACTTAATGCTAATGTGATATATTTCATTTGCGACTCATCCCACAAGGCTCTGGTTCTAAATTATCTCTGATGTCTTGTTCAACCATACTGTAGATACTACTGTAACACCATTCACAAAACGTAACTGGTAATATACCAAAGTGTCCTTGTATTCCACCTGCATCTTCGTCATACTTACTATCGCAAATACTGCAGGTGTCTTTTGGAGTAAACGCTTCTTCTGTGCTATTTGTCATCAGTTATCAACTCCATCCATTGATCAGTAGCAACATCTGCAAATAGTTTTGTTTTAGCTTTGGATAATTTTGGAGAGATAGCTTGTATTTTTACAGTCCAGTGATTATGTATACGCTTTTTTATCGCAGTTAATTGTCTTTTGGTTTTCATAGTTCTCCGTTAGGAAGTTAATATGTTGTATATTATAACAAGAACTCTTGGTTTTGTCAACCGTTATTTAGATTCTTCTGTGGTTGGCTTAACTACAAAGGATTCTGGAGAGATGACTTGCATCTTTTGATCCATGAATATACCCATTTGACATATGTACATGCCTGTAAATGAAGGTTTCCATGTACCTGGATACATTGTCTTTGGCATGAATAATGCAAATTGAATTTTTATATCTTTTGATGGTGTTGGAATGATTGGAACTGGTTTTGCTAGGTGTTTATGATTTAGTGTAATAATGTCCTGTGTGTCTATATTATATAATGTAACATCAAAACCTTTCATATTACATTTTATGCTTCTATCGTATGTACCTTGAAATTCTAATAGTGCTGTGTCAGTA